TTCATTATTTCTTTTACTGGGTTCTTCATTATTTAAATTTGGTTGACTCATAATGAACCTTTTAATCGGTTTTTAATATAACTTTTTAATACAAAAAAATTCAATTTTTATTATAAAATTGAAAATATTAATAGAATATAATTATTTATAAAATAATTATGAAAAATTTAGAAATGGATAAATGGGTATGCGAAACTCTAAAAAATTCTATTTTAAGGCAATATCCTCTAGATTATAATGATTCTGAAATATTTAAAGTAGCAATGATATTATTATCTCTTAAAAAATAAATAAAATATTGTTAATAAAATGTAATATTATAAATAAAAAATAAACAAATATTAATAAAAATTTATTTTTTTAAATTAATAATGAATTATTAAATAATTGAAGTATGGAGTCTTCAAATGAAAAAAAGAATGATTGTTGTCTGTTATATATGTTTTTGATAAAACTATATAATTATGAACCGGTAATTTTTAATTTAGTTCTTAATTTAGTTCTGCAACAAATGGTTCGTGATTATATAATAGTAACATTTTATTTAAAATACTGTACTAAAATAACAAATAAACAATTACAGTTGATAGTTAATAAGTATTTTAAATACTTTTGGGATGGCACAATTGAATTGGATATTATCTCACGTTTTATTGAATTTGAAATTAAACAAAATAGAATTGAATTTGAAAAAAATAAAATTTATCGTAATTGTAATTCAGTGATAGTTTGTTATTATGAATTTAGTGACATAAATTTAAAATATTTCAAACTTATAAGTTTGGAATATATTAGAATTATAAGCATAAAATCATACATATAAAAAGATTACTATTACAGTTGGGATTTTAGTAATATAAATAACGTATCAAAACGTATAAATAATAAATTAAAATATCAAAGGGATAGAAATACACGACATCAAAATAAACATACGGAAATTCTATCTAGTAAACGCCATACTAGCAATGGAAGATAAATTAATATATTTTAACGCATATTAAACTATATAAACAAATTATAAAATTGATTTCTTTTTTGAATTTATAATTATTATTATAAATTTAAAAAAATTAAAATGTATTCAAATTGTAAATTTACAAGAAATGAAGAATTAAAAAAAGCAGTAGATTTATGGTGTAGTTCAAAAGAAGACGCACTAGATAAATATGGTCATATTAGTGATTGGGATGTAAGTCAAATAACTGATATGAGTGGATTATTTAGGAGCAAAAATACTTTTAATGATAATATTTCTAGATGGGATGTTAGTAATGTTGAAAATATGAAAGGTATGTTTGAATATACTTTAATGTTTAATAATGATATTAGTAATTGGAATGTTGGTAATGTTAAAACAATGGAAACTATGTTTTCTGACAGCAAAAAATTTAATCAACCTATTGGAAACTGGGATGTTAGTAAGGTTACTACTATGAATTATATGTTTTCTGGTGCAATAAGTTTTAACCAAGACTTAAATAATTGGGATGTTAGTAATGTTGAATATATGGAAAATTTATTTAACAAAACTATACTAAATAAATCTATATCTAAATGGAATATTACAAAAGTTAAAGATATGTCTGGTATGTTTTTAAATGCTAAACATTTTAATCAACCTATAGGAGATTGGGATGTTAGTAATGTTATTGAAATGAGTTGTATGTTTGAAAAAGCTATTGCATTTAATCAAGACCTTTCTAAATGGAATCCTGCGAATAGTGAAATAATATATTATATGTTCGATAAAGTACATAATTTTGATTATAATAATAATATAAATGATGCTATGAAATCTAAAATGATTAATTAAATAAAATAAATAAATAAAATAAATAAATAAAATAATAAATAATAAAAACTTCATTAAAATTGAATTTTTTTTTTGAATTAATAATTATTATTATAAATTTTAAAAATTTAAAATGTCTTCCACTTGTGAATTATGGTTATTAATGAGGACGATAAGAAGTTATGAACCAGGAATAGTAGATATCATATTTAAGTGTATAAAATCACACACTTTTAAAACAAAAGAAGAATTACAAGAAGCTGTTAATTTATGGTGTGTAAATAGAGAAGAATGTATTAAAAAATACGGTCATATTAGTGATTGGGATGTAAGTCAAATAACTTATATGTGGGAATTATTTGAAAATAAAATACATTTTAATGATGATATTAGTAGATGGGATGTAAGTTCTGTTACTAATATGAGTAGTATGTTTAAGGGTGCTAAAGAATTCAATCAACCCATTGGAGATTGGGATATAAGTTCTGTTAAATATATAACTTATATGTTTGATAGTGCTACAATATTTAATCAACCTATTGGTGGATGGGATGTAAGTTCTGTTAAAATTATGCATAGTATGTTTGATAGTGCTACAAAATTCAATCAACCTATTGGTGATTGGGATGTAAGTTCTGTTACTGATATGAGTTATATGTTTAATAATGCTATTAATTTTAATAAACCTATTGGTGATTGGGATGTAAGTTCTGTTACTTGTATGAATAATATGTTTGAATATGCTACTAATTTTAATCAACCGATTGGTGATTGGAATGTAAGTAATGTTACTGATATGAATAATATGTTTGATAGTGCTACAAAATTCAATCAACCTATTGGTGATTGGGATGTAAGTAATGTTACTGATATGGGTTGTATGTTTGAAAAAGCGATTGCATTTAATCAACCAATTGGTGATTGGGATGTAAGTTCTGTTACTTATATATATTGTATGTTTTATAATGCTACTAATTTTAATCAACCTATTGGTGATTGGAATGTAAGTTCCGTTACTAGTATGTTTGGTATGTTTGAAAATGCTATTGCATTTAATCAACCAATTGGTGATTGGGATGTAAGTAATGTTACTGATATGAATAATATGTTTGATAGTGCTACAAAATTCAATCAACCTATTGGTGATTGGGATGTAAGTAATGTTACTGATATGGGTGATATGTTTAAACGTGCTACGAAATTCGATCAACCTATTGGTGATTGGAATGTAAGTAAAGTTACTAATATGCGTAGTATGTTTAATAGGGCTAGAAAATTCAATCAACCTATTGGTAAATGGGATGTTAGTAATGTAGCTCATATGACTAATATGTTTAAATATGCTACAAAATTCTATCAACCTATTGGTAATTGGGACGTTTAAATCGTTTACTTAATGATATAATTAAAGAAACTGATAGAAACTGATAGAAACTGATAGAAACTGATAGAAACTGATAGAAACTGCTAGAAACTGATAGGAATATATTTAAATAAAATAAATAAAATAAATAATAAATAATCAAAACTTCATTAAAATTGAATTTTTATTTACAAATAATGAAAATAAATAGATATTGAGATAAAATGAATGGACACACAATTACGAATCGTAATGATGATTTGAAAGAAGCTGTTGATTTATGGTGTATAAATAGTGAAGAATGTATTGAAAAATGTATTGAAAAATATGGTCATATTAGTTCTTGGGATGTAACTCTAATTACTGATTACATACAAAAAGATTACTATTACTGTTGGGATTTTAGTAATATAAACATAAAACTCATATTTTTAACATTACTTACATTCCAATCACCAATTGGTTGATTGAATTTGCTATCAATAACGTACCAAAACGTATAAATAATAAATTAAAATATCAAAGGGATAGAAATACGCGATATCAAAATAAACATACACAAATTCTATCTAGTAAAAACCATACTAGTAATAGAAGATAAATTAATATATTTTTAAGATCATTAAACTATATAAGGAAACTATAAAATTGATTTTTTTTAATTTAAATGAATATACATAATGTAATGTAGTATAGGATTTAATATGTATTCAATTTGTGAATTATGGATTTTTATGAAAAATATAGGATTTCATGAACCAGGATTAGTAGACATTATTCAATCTTATATGACTACATACACATTTCATTATTATGAACAATTAATAAATGCTGTTAAAATATGGTGTAGTAATAGAACAAAAGGAATACTCTTATATGGACATATTAGTGATTGGGATGTAAGTCAAATTACTAATATGTCAGCATTATTTAGAAATAAGAAAACATTTAATGATGATATTAGTAGATGGGATGTTAGTAATGTAGGGAAAATGAATCATATGTTTTGGGAAGCAAAACTGTTTAATTGTAATATTAATAAATGGAATGTAGAAAATGTAACTGATATGTCTTGGATGTTTGGTCATTGTGTTTATTTTTCACACAATTTAGATAAATGGAAAGTTGATAAAGTTACTAATATGAACGGAATGTTTTATGATGCTCAGAGATTTAAAAAAAACAATATTATATCTATACAAAAATGGAATAATAAAAACGCATCTAAAAAACATATGCAAGATGAAGCATCATTATACTATATAGATTCCGGCAGATTTTCATGTAATGAGTAAATATCAATGAATAAAAATAAAACATAACACTATTATATAATATAGTAAAATGGAATTAAATAAAATATAATCATCCAGAGAAAACAATCTCTATACTTTAAATAGATTCGTTTATAATCTTTGGTATTATGAACCGGGTATTATAAATATAATTAATTTTTTTTACATCCTAGAGATAATGAATATAAATTTAATGTTGGTGAAATAGCAAAATAAATATATTACGAAATATCATATCATTCTCATTTAACAAGCGAATTACTTAGTGGTATTCATTCAAATATGTACTGTGAATGTTATTTTAATAGAAAACATCAACATCCTTCTAAACTTAAAAAACTAAAATGTGTTAAATTTGCGAGAATTAAAAAACTAAAAATATGATACAAACACATTTGAAAAAAAATATGTATGTTTATATGGTTTTGATTTTAATTATTTAACAACTGTTAATGAAAATGATATTATTAAATTAAATGAAATTTAAGAAAATTTATTAATAATATACTCTCTAGCAACTAATCTATACAACCTATTTGCCTCAAGTAAATCTTTATCTACTCCATTCCCATTTTCATATAAATATGCCAGGAAAAAATTTCCTTCTATATTTCCTTTATTTACAACATCGGTATATAATTCAAACGCTTTAGTATAATCTTGACATACGTGATAACCCTTTTCATACATCTTTCCCAATCTAATAATTGCTTTTGTATTTTGAGCCGAATCTGCTAAAAACTTATACCAATTAAATGCTAGTTCATAATATTCATAACAAATAAATAACTCACTAATTTCCAATATAAATGTTTTACAATCAATGCTACCCTGTGTTACTTCATACTCAATAAGTTGATTTATTTTCATAATTTCTTCGTAAATGAAGTCATAGTTTTTATGTTCTCTACTAATTTTCATAAGTTGTTCCATATTTTTTCTATGATTTATCATTGAATTATCTGTGTTATTATTACTTTTACAATGAGGACATCTAACTGATTTTCCTGCGTATGCTGATACTTTTACTTTACACTCAAGACATATTATTCCTCCACAATTATAACATATATATTTGAAATTTTCATAAAACTTTTTAACACAAATATTACATTCTAACATAGTTGGTTTAATTTTAGTTTTTTTTGATTCTTTTTCTTCTATTTCACTAGATGCTTTTCTTTTTGTTGTTTGAACATTTTGGTCTATTGTAGAAACAGTGTTTTCTATTAAAGACATTTATACACGAATCTATAATTTTGTATTTTTATTATTGTTAATTCAATTTTAATTTTTAGAGATTCTCTATTCTAATTTATAATTAAACAATTATTATCTTTATATATATATATATATAATCTCTTTTTAAATTAATTATGTCTCCCAAAATTATTTATTATTATCAAACATTTGTAGGTTTAAATGATATATTATACAACGAATGTCCGGTTACACATATACATCTATCTTCTATACATTTTGGAAAAAATGATAATGGAGAACCTTATATTCATCTTAATAATAATGAACCGACAGATAAACTATTTGATGATGTTTGGAAAGATTTAGAAGACGCATCTAATATGGGAATTAAAATAGTTTTAATGATTGGAGGTGCAGGAGGTGCATATAGTGAATTATTCAATAATTTTTCAGTATATTATCCTTTATTATGTGATTTGCTTAATAAAAAGAATATAATAAGTGGTGTTGATTTAGATATAGAAGAAGGAGTAGAACTAGAGAATGTTAAAATGTTAATAAATAATATTAAAACCGATTATAATAATTATACTATTAGTATGGCTCCTGTTCAATACGCATTACAAACTAATGAACCTGGTATGGGAGGATTTATATATAAGGATTTATTAGAATCTAGTGTTGGTAAACACATAGATTACTTTAACGGACAATTTTATTCTTCTTATACTTGTGATTCTTATATGGAATGTATTAAAAATGGTTATAGTAGAGATATGATAGTGATGGGAATGTGTGGAAGCGACTATATTGAAGATGACTGTGAAGAATTAAAAAAAATTGTATCTAGTGGCAATATAGGTGGAGTATTTATATGGGAATAC